CGTCGAAATCGGATTTATCTTCAACGCGATTCCGGCATATACCAGAACCATTCCGCTTCCGTCAGTGCCGCCCGTGATTGCCGCTCCGCCTGCGGTTGCTGCTAATTTGAACGTGTCGCTTCCGATGTCGCGTGCGTAGTAGGTTGTATCAACGGAGAAAGAGCTAGCCATTGTCCCGCCGCCTGCGGTTGTTAGCGCAATCCTTAACTCTGAATCTAGCTCCAATCCGTGGTTTGTGCCCGTGGTAGTCCATAGTCCAGTAGTATGATCGTATGTAACTGGCACCGACATTGTGCCGCGCTGCACGGGGTAAAGATTCCACGGCGGAAGATAGGGCGGCGGCGAGGCGATATTCCATGTGCCGTCCCATCCAAGTTTTGCCTTAGTCAAATCGAGGCAAATGTTTTCTTCGCTCTCGATAACTCGCCCGCTTCCTGTGTTTGGCGGCAGCGTTACCTTCCACGGGCGGTTGATGCGCGAGATTACTTTATTCCCGAACTTCTTGGAAAGAAATCCGTCTTTAAACGCATCCTCTCCCATCATTGGCAGTTTGTCCGGCATCGGTTAGTGAAATTGTGACCAGAAAATATACGGCGTGCGTTTCTGGTAGAAAAAGCCGCGATAAAGCTCAATGGCTGAATCTTCCGCGACAAAATAATTTGAGCCAAGCGGGACGTAGGTTCCGACATACACGAGCTTATTAAACACGGAATACACCTTGGGAGCGTAGGTAATCGCGGGCTTGCTTAGGCTATATTCATAAACAATATCAGCGTTCACCAATAGCGGAAGCTCTGCCACCTCCGGCGCAACTGGCGGAGAAGTCCAGTCAAACGTAAGAGTCGTGGAGATAAACTGGAAAGGATAGGTGAGCGTGCTTTGCTCCGTGCGCGTGCTAGGCAAGCTCGCATACGTGCGCGTAAAAGACAAGATGCCGCAACCTTCGTCTGTCGTTTCGCTTTCTTCGACTAGGTATGCCGTCACACTTGCACCGCCGCGAGTAACGCTAATCGTCTGAATCGTCTCGTGCGGCGTGATGGGCGCAGTCACAAGCCCGTTCAGTGGATTTTTCAACGGTGTATAATTCGCCGCGTATTGCTTAAACTTCGCCTTGTATTCAAAGCTCTGCGTATCGCCTTTGGATTGAAACGGAAGCGACCACGTAGCAGGGCCGTCTTGCGTTGCAATCGTCCAGTCTCCGTCTCTGATTTGATTTGGAACACTCATGGTGCGTTTTTAAGTTCTCCTACGTTTAAGACTTTTGCTTGGAAATTGTTTGCGCGGTCAATCGCATCTCCGCCAGCTTCTAAAATTCGCTTTTCATTTCTGTCGGCAAATTCTTTTCGAGCTTGCTCTGCCGACTTGCTTTTTCGATTAGTTGAGTCAGTGCGCCCTAAAATCTCATCATCTGTTTTAAACCTGCCCTCTTTTTCGTTAAACAAAAACGGGTCGTCTTTGCGTTTTGATTTTCTAATAGCATCGGCCCTAGCTTTAATGTCTTTATCCCTAGCGTTTGCCGTTCTTTCCGCCAATCCCTGCGCCTGTTGCTCCTTTAATTCTTGCGCCCGTTCCTGCGGTGTCTTGCGAATGTCTGCCGCCCTCGCGCCAAGTTCCGCAGCCGCCTGTTGCTTCGCAAGCTCCTTTGCCTTTGGCGCGTTCCCTTGGCGTATCGCGTCGGCAATCTGTAATTCAAATTGCGCCCGAATCTGAGCAAGTGCCGCGAGCTTTTTGTTGCCCGCCGCCTGCGCGTTAATTTGCTCCGTGATTAGCTTTTGCTGCTCTAGGTCTTTTCCGTTTATGTAGTAAAAATTTTCTTCTTCTAAAGTTGCTGATTTAATCGCGGCAATTTGTCTGGCCTCTGCATATTTATCAACCTGTGCCTGCTTTTGAATTATCGCCAACTTTGCTTCCTCTAATCCTGTTTGTGAGTGAAGTATGTCAAGCTGCGATCCAAGCGTAACATCTCGCTTTGCAAGCATTTTGTTTAACGTCTTGTCCGCCTCTGAATATTCTTTTGCTTTTTCAATCTCTCGCGTCGTCAAAAGATTTTGCTGCAACGCTTTTTGTATCCCGGTAACTTGCGTGCTATTTTCGGAATAATACTGCTTTGCAACCGCTAATTGCTTTTCAAGTTCCGCCTTTTCTGTTTGCTGCTTTTCAATTTGGTCATCAATCAAAACGCCACGCTTGCTAGCTGCCGCGTTAAGCGTTGCATCTGTCCTTTCTTGCTGCTGGGAAAGCGCAATTATTCGCAACTTTCCTTTCGCCTCCATGTCTATTTTTTTTGTCTCAGATGCAACTATCCGCTTTGCGGCATCGCCCATTTTTCCCTCGGTTCCCTCTGGCGTGTTCGCCGCCGTAACGTCGGCTATTTTCTGCTGCCTCTCTTTTTCAACATCCAATGCCGCAAGCCTAAGTTCTGCGCCTGCACTTAAATTGTCCGCCGCCTTAAGTTCTGTGTTTGTTTGCCGCTCAAATTCCTTGGAATTTACATCGCGCGCCTTTGCAGTGGCTTTTATAAACTCATTGTCTTGATCGTTGTTGGCGATTCTTACTTTTTGAAACGCGACCGTGAGCGCCTGATACTTTTGCTCCTTTGCAATAACAGCATCAATCGTAAATGCCTTCTTTTGAAATTCCGCATTTGCCGAGCGCGCTGCAATCGTTTGATCAACGAAAGATTTAACAACAGACTGACCTGCGGTCGCTATCACGCCGACATATCCGGGCACCTTGGACGCGAAATCTAAAAACATTCCGCCAACTTGGTTGAACTTTGCCATGTTCGCCGCGCCTTCGGAAAGGTTTCCCAGTGCCGCTCTGGTATCAAGTTGGGCAAGTGCTCTTGTCGCCTCGCTTCCTCCGCTGCTGATTAGCTGCAATCCTTGAACGAATTTATCGGCAACGGCAATGTTGGCCAAACGAGCCGCCGATTTGTCCACCTTGTTAATTCCATCCGCTGCCCTACTCCCGCTTTTCTCCACGGCATCCAAGCGCGATGTTAGCTTGGCGATGCCAGCTTCAAACGCTGACAAGTCCACTCCTGCCGTCGCTAGTATGTCGTTTTTTCCAGCCATCTTAGTTGTTGGGTTTCTGCATTGCGAAAGAGTAAGTGCCGTCTTTGTTGCGGGACGGTTGGCTGACTAGCATATAGCCTTGCTTGCGCTTGCGGTTAATCTCGCGCACGACGTTCTTTTCCGGCTTTGTGATTGTCTCGAGCGCATCACCCCATTTGCCCGCAATCTCGTCACTTCTGCGATTGACTACCACGCAACCGCGTGAACGGTCTGCCGCTTTGATTAGCTGATAAATCACGTTCAACGGTGAATCGAGCACGCGCTCTAGCGTCCATTCGCCGGATGGATAGCTTTCGTTCAGCGAGTGATACAATCCCGCCGTTGGCGAATAGTAGGGCTTACACGTTGAACCCGTAGGCGCGTCGAGAAACGCCGCACCAAGAAATGCGTCAATGCCTTCCATTGCTTCTACAACGTCCAAGGTCGCGTTTGTTTCAATAAAGGCGTCTCGCCCTTCCTGCAATGAGTCAAACGGGAACAGCGGCGAAACAAACCAAAGGAATTGAAGCACCGCCGCGTCTGTTATCTTCCCGCCGCAAACGAACGGCGAGTCATACGCCCGCAACCATTCAAAGCGGCGAAGCGTGAGAGGCATACAAACGATGCCGCCGATTAACTCAGGAAGCCCCAAGAGAGCCTTAGAGCGGTCGCGCCTTTCGCTCGCTATCGCGTCATCAAAGCCTAGGATGCAAGATTGACCAGCCACATTGTTAAGCGGTGGTAAAGCTTGTGCCGCTTTCTGCCGTGACGTTCACGACGCGGATAGCGCCGGGAGTGTTTTCTTCCTCGTAAGGAACAACCGTAACGCAAAATGTAATCGCGACCGTTTCGTTGGGCGGCGTATCGGTGAAGGTCGCGCCCGGAGCCGGAAACGCTGTCGAGCCGCTCGCAAGCTGCAATTCAGCCTGCCAAGTATAGCGGGCTTTCGTCCAGTGCTTTCGGTTAGGCAATCCGACAGCGGTGAAGTCCTCCGTGCTTGTCCAGTTAGGAGTAATCGTCTTTTTGTTTACGATATAGGTAACTGCGTTAATTGTGATTGTGGTTGTGCCGTATGCGGGCGTGCCGTCAAGAATCTGGTTAGGGACTGCCATTGTAGGGGGGTGTTAGGGGTTAAAGATTAGGGGGCCAAACTTTCGGATTGATACTAAAATAAATTGCAAATGTCAAGGTAGAAGTGTCTAGGTCGTTTTCATCTACAAATGATGCGTCAGAGCCAGCTTCACGCACATCCATAACTAACAGTGGCGAGTTCTGTTTGGCCCACTCCTGCGTTATCCAATAAAGCTGCATCCGCGCCCGCACTTGTCCGACTAGCTTGTAGTGCGCATCGCTCTTAGCTTCACTTGTGCGGTTCGTGGTAATCTTCACCTCAATCGCGCCGTCGTAGGTGTCATACACCCATCGCACGCGGTCAATCATCGCCTTCGCGTGGTTCTGTGTCTGCCCAACGGTCGCCTTTATTTCCAGCCGAGGCGATTGGTTCGTGTCTGTAGTGCGCGAAAGAAAAACGTGCGGAGTCGCCGTGGATAAGATGCCAGCAAAAGCCGCCTCTAAGTTTTTCTCGAATTGAAAAATCTCGTCGGTGTTCATTTGTTCATTACTGCGTAAAGAATTACCTTCAATCTTTTGTTCACTTTCCGCTTAAATTGATCGGCGTGCTTTTTCTGCGCGTCTGCGATTATCTCTTCGCCTGTAAATTTCTTGTAGCGGCTAGGTATTGCCAAAAAAGGATTGAACATAGCCACGGTGAAAATCTTATTTCCTCCGCGAATTTGCCCATACGCACGCGGCGGTTGCACTTCGGGGTCGCGCCTCGTCTTTGCGTTTCTGACTTGCTGGCTTTCTGGAATCTCTAAGCCGAGCGAGCGCGCAAGCTGTCCCCACGATGCTTTATAAAGGAACCTAGCAGGAGCACGCCCCGCGAGAAACTGCGCCTTCGTCTTTCCGTTCCCGCCTTGCTCTTTCCATCGCTGGAATTGATTCCCCTTTTTCTGGATTTGATTAGTGCGAATAAGCGAGAAATCACGAACGGGAGTAATGCGCGATGCCGTCGCTAGCGTCTTTCGCGTGTAGTCCATCACGTCCGGCTTAAACTGAATTGCCGCAACTTGTTTCATCGCCGCCAGCTTTTTGCGGAGCGTCGAAACATCTACGCGGAATCCAGTCTTTTTCATTGTTTGAGGTAGGCCGTAAGCGTTGCGCTTCCGTCTCGATTGTCCCGCGAGATTGCGAACACTTCAAACGCCCTGCTATTATGCGAGATTGTAGAACGCACGGCAATGCCAGCCGAGTCTAAGTCCGTTGCGAGCATTTGAAACGTAGCGGGCAAGTTCTCGTCATACGCGGCGTTCGTCATCTTCTTTGTCTGTTCAATCGGCGGAGCAATGCACGCATAGCTTTTTCCGTTAAACAATAGCGTATCGCCATACATGGACGGTCCGAGCATGAAGTTAAACGCTCGCGTTATGGCTGCCTTGAAGTCCAAGGCCATAGCGTTACGGTTTCACTCCGCCGACGATTGGCGAAAACTTCATCACCGTCGAAGAAGTCATCACGCCAAGCGGAATCACCGTCGAACCGCTGGCAATTTCCGCATAGGTTTTAGTGGCAGCGCCGGGCGTGTCGGAAAGCCAAATGGTATCTCCTGCCGTTGCGCTAAATCCCGGAGTAAAGCTGGAATCGCTCGCCACATAGAAACAGGTTTGATCCGTTGATACGTCCGCAATAGAGCATCCTGCAATGCTGTTTGCGGGAGACGAGCCGTTGCTGTCAGCTAGTCCGATTTTGCCGTTTGCAAGCACATAGACGTATTGCCCGCGAGTGATTGCTGTTGAGGCTACGCCCGACGAAACGGAGGTGCCGGAAGATTGAAGGACGCTTGCCGCTGTGATTGATAGGTCTGCCATATAGGGGGAGTGTTAGGGGGTTGAAATGTCTTGATTGCTATACTTTAAACGCAATCGGGTGTCAATAGCTAATAAGTGCCCGCGATTGGATAAAGCGCGTGCCCTTCGTGCTGAGTGCAAATTCTTTGGTCAATATACACAACGCCTCCGATTGCGCGCCATGTGTCGCAAAAATAAAAGTCCTCGCTGTGCCCGCCTGCCAGTTTGCGCCAGAAATCAAAGCACTTCTCGCCCGTCTCTACGTCGTCATAAGTCTCCGTGCATTGCGCGAGCTTCGTGAACACTCCGCGCTTGATTCGCATGAAGCCCCGCGCAACGCGCTTCACGGGAAGCAACGGATTTGCAAACGGGTTTTTCGAGAAATCAAATCCCTCTAGTTGCTGGCACGGGAACTCTAGTCCGATTTTCTTCTTTGGATACAATCCCGCAACAACTTCAACTTCATGCGACAAAAGCCATTCAATGTCATGCGGCTTAAATACAACGTCCGTGTCTATGATTAGCAATTCATCGCACCCGCTGCGCATAAAATCAGCGGTGACTGCGTTCATCGCGCCATCTGGATACGGATAGCTAAATGGCTGAATTTCAACGCGCCGATCTCGAAAGATTGGCGACGCGCAAAGCGCCATCATGCACACTGCCCACGAAGTCCGCGACAAGCCCATGCCGTTGTCAATAACGGGCAGGAATAATGAGGCTTTGCTCATTAAGGCTTCTCGAATTTCATGATGAACTGCTCCTCTGTCCCCTGCCAGAAATGAGCCGAGTTTTTCAGAGTGTGCGTGCGTTCATAAACGTCTGCCTTGTGAATACAGAGCGCGAAAGGCTGCTTTGATTTTCGATCATTCCAAGTGCCGCCCGTGAACATATCATCGGTCAAGTAATCTTCCTCCGCCAGCAATGGAGGCGGGAGAACTTCAACTTGCGGAATAGGACTAGGCGCAACTGGCGGAAGTGGCGCGGGTTGCTCAATGCTTTGTGTTTGATCTTTTGGTTTTGCCATAGGTGAGCGAATAGCTAACAATGCAAGCGATGTTTAGCAAGCAAAAACCCCGCCTATTTCTAAGCGGGGTCTTGCTGGGGGATTGGAGGGGGAATTGTTAGCTATACTGTGTAGCGATAATGTCGCCCGCACGATTGTTCGTGATCGTCGGGTTATGGCTCATCTTGATGCGGATGATTTCCGACTCGGTCTCCCACGATGGATAAGTTTCCACGTAGTAACCGCCGCCGCCTTGGAAGTCGAATTTGTTTTCGACAGGTTGCAGCGTGCCGTTGCCGGTGCCGTCGAAGCCTTCCCAGAACACATTCGCGCCGAGGCCGGTGAGCGAAGGAACGAGGGAGCCTTCAGTTGAGCCAGTCGAGGACATTCCAGCTTTGCAAACGACCATGTAGGTATTGCTCCAAACCTGCGTAAGAACTGGCGTTGCGCCGTCCGCTGCGGTGTTGATGTAGTTGTCGCCAACAAGCACTTGTTTGATGCCGTAAGCGCCGAGCGCCGCCGCGAAGTTTGACGGGGTAACATCGGCAATAGGGCCAAAGATACCGCGAACGAACTGCAGGGTCTGATAGCACGTAGAAACGCGCTCCCAAACTGGCCCGCTCATAATAACAGTGTCAGCAACTTCGCCGTTTGCGCGAACGCGACGGGCGGAAGCGATGATGTCCTGAATAGGATTCATGCCGGTTCCATCGGTTTTGTCGCGATTAGTGGCAGTATAAGCAACGCCGCTATTGGTCGCGCTGCCGAGGACGTAGGCGCTAGAACTAAAGATAGTCTGAGCGATCAGATACTCTTTAGTCAGTCCGCCGATTTCGGTTCCGAAGCGTCCAGAGAAGAACGCGAGGGCGTCGAATACGTTCTTGTAGTCGAGCGTCATTTCGCGGGGAACGCTGATTTCCAAGCCGCGAGGCGTGACGGTCAGTGTTCCATCGGTGAGCGTTGCGGTTGCGCGCTCGTATTTCGTTCCCATTGCGCGGACGTATTTAGTCGCGCCGATGTGACGAAGGCCGAGAGAGCCGCCGAGGGTTGCTTTGATGTAGTGCGCGTTGCGGTAGCTAATCGGCAGAGGGCCGAGAATCTTTTCACCGATTGCGCCTTTGATTGCTCCTTCGCCTTCAACAACTGCGAGAGCTAGTTCTTGCCTTGGAAGTGCTGCGAGATTTGATTGTGCTGGCATGGGGGTATGTTAGTTAGTAATTAGGCGAGGGTTGTGAGTTGCACGACGCCGAGGACGCCATCGCCGGATGCGGCTTGCACCCAACGGCCCATAAGCACCGCGTTTGTGGAGGTTTTGCTAAACTTGCCGGAAGCGGCTGAGTAGGCGAGATCGCCGATTGCGACTGCTTCGCTGGCAAGTGCGCTGATTTTTGCGCCCGTGCCGCAAGCGTGTCCTGTTCCGTAGCCAGAAGCGGCTACGTCATTGACGGTGATATAGTCGCCGCGAACGCTGATTGCTGCGACGCTGACCGTGCCGTCGCTGGCAAGCGTAGTGCGGAGACCGCGATTGATCGCGCTTGTAGAAGCGAGAATGGTTTGGGGGACTACCCCGATGTTAGTTGCTAGTTCTGCCATGTTAGTATGTGGTTAGGGGATTAACGAGAGGTGTGGAGTTGATAGAGTTCGGGTTTCTGCCGACCCATGAGAGCGATAGCTTGCCCGCGATTTTTGGCTTTGCCTTCCGCGATTTGCGAAGCGATGAAAGCCTCCGGGTCATTAGCGGCGTCGGGAGTAACGATGCCCTGCTTAAGCAAAGGCCCGCGCCCAAGGATAGCGGTCTGCGCGGCTTCCGCCTGAACTTTGGCTTCCGCGAGGATTGCGGTTTTGTCTGATTTAAGGGACGCGGTTTGACGCTTAATAGCGCGAGCAGCGCGAACGTGAGCGCGCATGATTGCGGGCTTCGTGTCGTCCTCTGGCTTCTTGTCTTCGTCGGTTACGCCGGATGCGGCTTCGTATTCAGCAAGCGCGGCGTCGTCTCCTTCGCCTTGTTTGCCGTCGTCATGTGAGTCAATGATTGATTGCAGCGCGGTTTTTACGGCTGGGTCAGCAAGCATCGTCAATAATTCGTCAATGGTCATGTTTTGGGGTTGGTTTTGTGAAAAAAGAGCCTTGTTAATCGCGCCCCGTTTTACGAAGTCGCAACTGACAAACTCTGTGGGAGTGCAACGGTTTTTGTCGCCGTCGCGGAAATTGTAATGAAAGAGCGGAGAGGTCGCGATGCCATCAGGGTCAGTCTTTGCGCGGCTAAAAATACCAGCCTTGCGAGGCGTATCGAAAGCGTTAAAGTCCGCGATTAGGTTTCCGCCTTCATCGCGCCTAAAGTTGCGATAAACACCGGCATCGTGATTCAGTCCGTCGTCTTGGCTGTCAAACCAATCGTGAGTAAAAAACGCAGGAACCTTGTCGCCTTTTTCTTTAGCTAGGTTGAAAAGTGCGGTGATTGCCTCGTTGTCCATCACAAGCCCGCGCCCTTGTCCTTCTTTTGATTCGCTGACTGCTCCAAGCGTAGCAATGCGAACGCCGGAGATGATTCCGTTTCGTTCGTCAATAATCGGATTTCCGATTTGGCTCTTAAATACAGCAACTTGCATTTGTGCGCTTATAGATTAAATCGGTTAGGCTTGCAAGGCTTTTTTCTCATTTGTGAAAAAATACTTTCGCAGATATGAGAAATCACCTAGGCGAAAAGCGTTTCCTCTAGTGCCAACATTTCAAACTTACTTTCCACATTTACGCCAGTTAGCCTATTAAGTAAGTCACTATATTGCGCGACGCTCTCAACTTGTATTTTGCGGAATTGAGTCAGGAAATCAAACGTGCAAAGGTCGCTCGCAAAAGCCGCTTGGCTAGTTGCTACATACGCACCATAGAGCGCGTATTCAATTTGATACGCCGCATCTATAACGTCGCTAAGTTTTGCAAATTGACTAGCTGGCGATGCAATCGGTGGAAGCGTTGGCGTCACATTCCAGTCAGTCAAATAGGATTCGATTTTCTTCGCGTGCTCTAATTCGTCCGCGCTTTCTTTGGCGAAGTATTCAGCCGCTTTCAAAAAGCCGACATTCGCGCACCAATTAGACGCATCGCGGTAAAAGTAAAACGCCTTAAACTCATCGGATAAGCGCGGAATTAAAAGTGATACGATTTCAGAGGGGAGAACTGCGGGAGTTATCATAAATTATTGTGCGGTCGCTTGAGGCTGTGAACCGCCCGCCGCTGGCTTGCCTTGTTCAATGTTTTCTGCCGCCGCCGATTGCTGCGGGTTGTCGCTGTTTTGCGCGATGTCTGCGGGCGTGATGTCTGGCTTGTATCCCGCCGCAATTAGTTGCTTGTTTGCGTCCTGCCGAACCATAGAGCATTTCATTGCCCATTGCGCATTTTTTTCGAGAACATCTTCCCAATTTCGATTTGTCTCCGCAATCACATCCTGCGCGGCTTCCATTCCTGCGCGCACCATCGAAATGTTTTCCTTGGCATCATAGAACGCATCAACGCTAGGGGAGATCGGAAGCTGCCAGTTCCCGCGAAGGAACTGATCGCGCGGCATCCCGAAGGGCTTGCGAATGATTCCGCGATGGAGCGCATCCATTAAAACGCGGTCACGAATTGTATTGAGTCGAGGGCGGTGAATCGTGCGTTGGATTCGCTGGATTTCTTTGTCCGCTTTTTCAATCTCTAGCCGCGAAGGAGCGCCGCCAACTTTCGTTGCTGAAATCAAGAAGGCGTAGTTCAGACCTAGTGAAATAGCAACGCGCTCGTCGCTTGTTTCCACTCCCGCGATTAACTCCGGCCCCGGAGCGGTTGGATTAACAAACTCCGCACTGTCGCCGTTGTAGAAATACTCAATCATTGGCCCGCCCGGCTCGCGCTCAAAATACTTAATCGTATTGCCGCCAAGCGCCGGATCGCCCGTCATTACTTCTGAGCCATAACCATCGGCAGGCCCGCCGCTATTATTAAACACCCTGCCAGCCGTGCGAGCTTGCCGTTGCGCCGCGCTCAGTGCGGCTTGTAGCATATCCTCGCCCTTTTGCATATGCTGTAAAGCGTTTGCGAATTTAGTCACGCCACGCACTCCGCGAAAGCTCGCCGGATCGCGAAAATAAATCACGTCATTCGCATCATAGATTTGCGGGTTGCCATACCATGCGTTAGTGCGCTCGTAAATGCGATACGCAATGCAATCCGCCCCGCGAAAGTATCGGCCCGCAAAATAAATACAATCGCTGCCGGATGACTCGTAAAGCTGCCCGGCGGCATCACGCGAAAGCGAGCAAGGGCGCGGCATCGTGAACTGATACACCTCGCCTAGTTGGTCTGCGGAAAATTCAATCAGTCGCAAGTCGCCCATGGCGTCGCGCCAGAAAATCAAACCTGCATCGCCGCGCACGGGAGTTTCAATGTCAGCAGTGCGCGAAAAGGCGTCTTGCATCGAACAATCAACGCCCATCGTGGAGAAGTATCCACCGACGCCGTCCGCGCCTTGTAGGTATTGCTTGATCTCCCTATCAAGTCCCGTGTCTCCCGTGTGCGGAACGTAGTCAATCGAGCTAGAGCAATAATTGACGCGCTGCGCCAAGTATGCCGCGCCAATGGCTGAGTTTTTCGCCACCATTTCGGCGGTGAACTGCATACCGACTCGCTGCACGCTTGCGTATGTGGAGTTTGGATTTGTGCCGATGCGCGAGCCTTGGGTTGTTGTCGCTGTAGGCGTTGCCGCTCCATAGCCCGCGAACTGCGCCGTCCTGCGGTAAATGCCCTGCCCGATGTTCTTAATTGCGCCGAAAAGCGACGGCTTCGGATTAGGCAACGTTGGTGTCATAGGGGTAAAGTCTCTGCTCTACTTTCTGCGGAGGAGTCGTGCCTTGTAGTCTGTTTAACTCTGCTCGAAGCTCAATCATCTGTTGGTCAAATGGCATATATTCAATGCCGCTAGATTTCGCGCCTCCGCTTAGGCTTGTAAATCGCCCGTTCGTCATCAAGTCTTTGATCGCCGCCTTGAGTTCATCAACGGTAAAAAGGTCACGGAGTAGGTATGCTGGGGACGGCATCGCCAACCATATAAAGCAAACCGCTTGCAATAAGCAAGCATAAAAATGTGACGGTGAGCGCGCTTTTATTTGGTTACGGCTCCAGTGATGAAATAACTAGTGAAACACTTGCACCGCCTATTTACTGTTGCCCGTCTGTGCTGTTTTTTACGGCTGTTGATTAGATATAGCAAGCGGGAAAAATCCGTGCTTCATAGCAAGCGCAAGCGCCATAACTTCACAATCCCAAAAGTGATCCTTTCTCACTTTACGCCATGCGATAGGCTTCGGCTTGTTCGTCTTTTTGTCGGTCTCTGTGATAGCGATAAAAGCGGGCATATTGGCGACGTAAATCTCCGGCATATCGGACGCAATGCCGAAGTAACGTCCGCTAGAACCGCCAATAAGCGCGGACAAATAGCCGTAAAGAGTATTATTGTCTCCGACGATAACAAACGCCCATCCCTCCGGCAGAGCGCCCTTGCTAATCCCGCGCAGTCTATCAGGCTGCTTTTCGCCGACGATGCCGCTTTCCGGCTTTGGAGTTGAATACGGCATGGCAAAACTAATTTGCCGCCCGCCTTGCATCATCGTGTGGTATTGCTCCAAGTCGCTTCCGCGATACGCATACCATCCATATTTCGAGCACTCACGATAGACGAGGCGGTTTTCATGGCCGGAGTCCACAATCACAAATGAATCTTTGCCGTTAATCGCGCCGTCTGTTTTTGCTTCCTGCACGTTTAACGTCACTGCCATTTCGTGAAGCTGCGCGAACGTATCAAGTCGCCGGTAATCTATACGGCGAGAGTTGCCCTGCCTGTCGTATTCCACGCAAAGCGCGTGAATGTGCGCGCCCTCGCTGCCGCTTCCCGCCTGAAAATCCGCGCCGATGAATCGCCGTGTTTCTTCGCCGTCTTTCCACGGGTCGCCGAGCTTGTAATCGTTCACGCCTTTTTCTCCGCCGAAATTCGGCAAGAACGGCTTCCAAGATTTGCACAGTCGCTTTTTATGGAAATCTTCCAGCGGCTTTAAGTTTCCGAGCTTCGCCGCTTCCATTGCCGCTTGCGACTCAATCAGCATTTCACGCCATGAAATCCAATGGGCGGCGAACACTGACCAGCGGAAGGAGCGCGTTTCCGGCGATGCTGTCGGATTCTGCGCAACATAGTCGCCGTCTTTTACAAGCGCGTAGCGTTCGCGGGCGGTGTCTTGAAATGATTCGTGGCAATGCGGGCAAACGCAGGAAATCGAGTCGCCGTTAATCACGAACACCTCCGCGCCGTATTTGTCCTTGGCATCTTCCGCCCAGAGTGGCCAAAATAGTTCCGTGCATTTTGGGCAGCGAAAATGCCACTCGTCCTGTTGGCCCGCGAGAAAGAATGTGTCCACTTCCTTGCCCTCATCTGGAGCCGTAGTGATATGCGTTGCCTGTCGGTTGTATCTCCCGCCAAGCCGCTTCTCAAACTCAATAAGCCGACCCGGCGCGTAGCTATCTAGGTGCGCCTCGTCGCTCTGCATATATCGGCATTGCAAACTTTGAGCCGATGAAATGCCGGGCCCCGATATTGCTAAAAACTTATGACGGAAAAGCCATAGGTCATTTGTCATTGCATACTTTTCGCGGGAAAGTAATCGCATTGCATTTGGCAAAGAACGTATCCAATCTTTTCCGCGAGTCTTCGCCCAAGTTGCGGCGTCGTCGTCTGTTTGGCAAACCATAAGCTGGTCGCCGGGGTCGTGAATAATTCGCTTCGCGTTTATGATTTGCCCCAAAACCGTTCCCATACAGGAACTAGCTTTATAAATCACAAGTCTTTTACATGAAATATCGTCGGCGGCATCCATTGGCTTGCGAATAAATGGATATAGCTCGTCTCTGAACGGCCCCGTAATCGGAGACGACTTGTCGAATCGAATGTTTTGCCGCGCAAATTGTATTGTCGTCATTTTCCGAATACCGACTCCAGCTCTGATTTCCCGTGCGTGAATCGGTGATGTATCGTGTCGTATTTAGTTCCAGAGATTTCTGCCCACTCTTTTATGTGGAGGTTTGTTTCGCCTATCGTGAGTCGTATTGACTGACGCTTGTTTCGTGACTGCGCCTTAGAATCAGCCCAAATGCAATTCAATTTCTCGTAATTTCCGTTCACGTCAATCCGCTCAATACTAAGTCCGTTCGGGCGATGGCCCATGTCCTCTAAAAAGTTAGCGAATTTTTTCCACCTTTCGCAAACTACAATTCCGCGCCCGCCATAGTTTTTATATTCAGCGTTATCTGGATTGGTGGTTCTTTTAATCATTCCTGCCCATGTTTCGTATTCGCGGCTTCTTTTCCTTCGCTTGGAGTGCCCGTGAGTTTGAATCGCCGCAGTTACTCGTTCATTTCTGAGGCATCCGCAGCTTTGTGTTTGTCCACTGATAATGTCGTATCTGTAAATCAATTTTTGCTTTCCGCAATCGCAGCGACATAGAATTTTCCACTTGGCGACAAGCGGCAAGCACTGAAGCCTGCCGTATTTATTCCCGATGAAAACCGCCTTGTCTTTTTCCTTCATGGCGGTTAGTGAACTGATAGCTTCTTTCATAGTGTTTTTATGTATTGGAGTTAGAGCGTTGCTGATGCTGAATACATTGGCAACGCTCGTTCTTTTTACAGTGAACACGTTAAGAAGTCAACCACGCGGGAAGCACGCCGTCATTCTTTGCCGCCGTAATCGCGCCTTCCTTTGCCGCGCGGTAGTTTCCCGCATGGGCGATGTGAAAAGCCTCTGGCGAGTCGCACAGCGCGGCGGATTGCGCGTCTGCGATGATTGTCTGCTCTATGGCGAGGTCAATGCTAAGTTGATACTGCGCGAAAATCTCTTTGCACTCGCTCACAAGAATCTTCTCACCCTCGCGTTTCTCCGGCGCGACGGACTTGTCGTATTCCATCAGAGCCTTGCGCGCCACGTCCCAGCGTTTGAAGGCAAAAAGCAGGTCGCTCTCGATTCTCGTCTTTGTGGTTGCCCAAAGTTCCCGCTGCTCAGTTGTCGCGTTTAACGACGGCTCTTCCAGCGTGAATAGCATCGCCTCTAGTGCTTCTTTCGATTGGTAGCATTTCAACTCCTCCGTCTCTAGGCGTTTTAACGCTGCTGGCGCGCCCGTGCCGTCGTTTTGTGTAGTCTTTGCCATATCAGCCCGTGATTATCTCCCAATATGCGAGACGATGAAAGCAATTACTGCCATCCGATTCGTCGCGTGCTTCGTGTGCGCCTTGTTCGTTTTGCATTACATAGCAGTTGATGCGAATGTCGGCTTTTGTGATGCCGATGAAACGGAATCCTGCGACGTTAGGAATTGAGGAAAGCGGGAATCGTTTCATTGCTCGTTTAAGAAAGCAATTTCCGGCTTTTCTTTCCTGATTTTAGCATATTCAATCTGAACCTTGCAAGTGCCGATTATTTTACCAGCCGCATTGCTTAGTTCCTTGGCTTGATTGCCCCGCCTTGGGTCTTTTTTTAGCGTCTCGAATACGTCGCAAAGCTCGTTCCGTAAGTCGTGGATGTTTTTCATATGATTTGTTTAGTTTTTTAATTGCTAATTGAGCGGCTTTCGCCATGACTAGGTTTTCGTTTTTGTTTGCTGGATGACCAAGCATTTGCTTGGCTGCTCCAATTCTTTGCTCTGGGGTTGGAATCCATATTTCTGATTTATATTCTGAAATTCTAAGGCGGCAATCTCGACAATAACTAGCATACATTCCCATTTCCCTTACTTTTGTCATTTTTCCGCATCTTCGGCACTCCATAGAAGCGTCGAGCAATACCAACCTGACACGTTCTCCGCTGTATTTTCTATAATTTGCGCAGATTTTTTTAAGGTCTAGTTTCATTTGCTGAGTCTTTTTGATATCAGATAAATTCAACGGTGATTTTGACTTTTCTTCCCAAGAAATTGTGCATTTGCGGTTCCGCGCTTGAAGGCATCGGCATCGTTATCCCTGTTGCGACGGGAATTTCTTTTGAATAATCCGAAAAGGCACGAAACTTCACTAGGCCCGGAGCTATGCGGGAGTGATTGGATTCCGCCTCCGTGATATGCGCGGTTAATTCGTATTTGATTGGCGATGTTTTGCTCATTTGTCTGTAGCTTGCAGTTTTTCAATGGCTGTCGTGATGGCGGATTGCGCGTCGGCAATGGCTTCTTGCATGGCGAGGGCGTTTGCTGCGAGCTTGGCGTTATTCTCCGCGATGAGTCTGTCGAGTTCGGCTAGTTTCGCGTCGTATTCGGCTTGGAGTTGGTCGTAGGTTTTCATAATTGGTTTTTGTTTGTGTAGGTTGAAAGTGCGCGTTAGTCCCGAAAGTCTGATTCGTTGGCTTTCTGGAATTGGTTGCTATCGTCGCATGATTCATGCGCGCAGCTTCCGTCGCGGTATTGCG